AATGGTAACATCATAAATGCATCTCTGATATTTCCACCAGGAGCATCTACATCTCTAAACTCACCAGGTTGAATAGGTTGTGCATCATCTCTAACTCTAATTCCTCTTTGTTTAAATCCTGCTGGTAAATTAGCCAGGGTCCCTGCATCAAGGAGCTGTCTCAATGCTGCAGTTGCAGTTCTTGATAGACCACCGATCATGTGAATTAAACCAAATCCATAGAATCCAAGTCCTGGTAAAAATTTGAAATGTACAAAGTATTGTATTCTTTGTTTCTTAGGATCGTTAGGTTTATAGTTACGTCTAATAGATAATACTTTTCTTGTTCCTTCTTCGATAGTTACAATGTATGGAAGTTTAATTCCTGTGGGCTCACCAGAAGAATTTCTATCTTCAAAACCTTCTAAATCTAAATTAACATGACACTCAATAAGAGTAAATACATCTTCTCCTCTACCTTTACGTCTGCCTTCTAATTGTTTTTCTTTTTTCTCTATGTCCGTTTCAGGAGCATCATAATCTGGACTTAATGGAATATCTTTATAAAATTCTGCTACTTGTTGTTTACGTAATTCATTTTCAGACATTTTAATAACATGCATGATAGACTCTGCTTCTTCAAGTGAAGTTGCTGAATAAGGAACTACTAAATCTTCTGCTTGAATAAATTTTGAAACTGCTCTTCCTAGAATTGAATCATAGTAAACTTTTTTAAATGTAGATCCAGTAAGAGGTAAATAAAATAACATTTGGTCAAACTCTGGTTCATACTCTTGCATAGTATTCATCAAAGTATAGTTCATGAAATCTTTAACTCTATCGGCTTGTTGTTCTTTTTCATGAGTGTCTAATCCAACTATCTGAGTTCTAACAGGTCCTTCTGCTGGTAATAATTCTTTATAAGCTAAGGCTTGAAATTGAGTAACTGCTTCAGATAGAACTGGGTGTGATACTCCAGAAGCTCCTCTAAAAGGTTGTGTACGTCTTTCGTATTTAAATCCTAAAAGATCTAAACCATCTGTGATTGCTTTTTCCCAATCTTGACGTGATGATTTATATTCAGTGTAATCATCATACAATTCATCTCCTAAATTATTTGTAATATCGTCAGGTAATAATTCTGCTAAGTTATCAAAGTGTGCTTTGCTTCCTGCTTGGTTCGCTGCACCTGGTTCAAAATTAATATCAACACTTCCATCATCGTTATGAGTTATCTCAGAACTATCTGCAGTTGGAACGCTCTCTTGAATATCTTGTTGGTCTTGTTCCTGGTCCGTGGGCCCTGGTAAAGTTATATTGTGTCTAACTTCATTTGGAAGAGACTTATCTACGTCTGCCATTTAAATTCTCCGATTTAATCGATTTAACTATCTTAACCTTTTTATCTGGGATATTCAAGCCTTGAGGGTTAGGTCCTCTTAAAGGTGGAATAGTCCTAGTCAATTTTTTTATCATTAATAATATACTTGGTTGTCATCTAATGAGGACGGCTCATCTATATAATCTTCTGGGTGAGAAATCAAGCCACCTTGTCTAAATCGCATTAATGCTTGAGTCATTGAATCTACTAAGTCATCATTATCTCCAAAAGGAAATGCTGCACACTCTTCGATCATCTCTTGTGCAAACTGTTTATCTTTAGGTGCCCATATCATTCCTGATTCAAACAACGGGGCTACGGCATTTACTCTTGAATGTTTATCGTTTCCTTTACTTGGAGTATAGTTAACAACTGGAATTCCCATTTGTCTAAGTTCATAAGTTAATGGAAGTCCAGATGCTTTAGATTCAATTAATACCGTATCAGGGCTCCAGTATTTATATTGTCTATAAGCTTCACGTCTTAAATCTGGAAACTCATATCGTTCTTTATGTGAATCTAATAATATTAAATTTTGTGGTCCACCTTCATCTAATCTAAATACTCCCCAAGTAGTAATAGCAGAGTAATCGGCAGTTTCTTTTTTCATAAATGCAGTATCATAACTTTGAATAACGTGTTCTAAATTTGGAATATGATCATGTGTCCAATCTCTCCACCACTCACGTTTTATAATTGCACCTTCTTCAGCAGTTGGATCTTGCATGTATTGAGCATTCCATTTTGCAATACCAGCAGATGCTTTAACAGCAAGTAAATCTTCTAGCTTCCAATATTCTGGCCATACAGGTTTTCCAGAAGGCAGGATTGCTGGGAACTCAACAACTTCCCATTGGTCTGCTCTTTCCTCGGCCATTTGTGATTTAAGTAGTTGAGCCGTCAAATCCTTAGTAGACCAACGGGTCATTACTAATACAATACATCCGCCTGGTTGTAAACGCTGACGTGGACCCGATGTATACCATTCATATGCTTTATCAAAAGCTGTGGGTGAATAAACATCTTGTTCAGAATGAGGATCGTCAATGATGAGTAGATCTGCACCTCGACCTGTTACAGCTCCTTGTACTCCGACTGCAAAGTATTCACCACCTTGATTTGTTTCCCAACGGCCAGCGGCTTTAGAATCTTCTTGTAGTTTTGTATTAAATATTTTTGCATACTCTTCTGAGTCAATTAAGTTTTTAGTTTTACGACCAAATCGTACCGCTAGTTCTGCAGTATGGGTTGCTTGAATAATTTTTAATTTAGGATTATTCCCAATCATCCAAGCAGGTAGGAAGTAAGAAGCAAATTCTGATTTGGTATGTCTAGGTGGCATATTAATAATTAATCTTTTTAAATCACCAGATTGTAATCTATTAAACTTATCTGATATTTCTTTATGGTGATTTCCTTCAATGAAGTCTGGCCAAATATATTTAACAAAAGTTAAGAAATCATTTTTGATTTCTCTGTTTCTTACAATGTTTACTTTTTGTAAAATATCTAATTTAAATTTTTTTCTAACATCAGGATCAGTGATGTTATTTATATTTTTTATTTTATCTTTAATATGCATAATGTTTAATTATGGTACCTTATTTTGTTTTAACATGTGGGGGCTTATAAAAACAACAATAATTTAGGGGTACCTGCCCTAAAAAGTATTTACCACCTATAACAATGTAAATCCAGCAATAAACTGGCTACCTTGGAGGACCCTGATCGCTACTTAACTCCTCCCCCCTTTCGACTTTGAAAACAATTTAGGATTTGATTTGGTTATGGGGAATTATATTTTTTTTAAATTACGGGTGGGTCCCGCCCACATGTATTTACTAGGGTGTCACATTAATGCAACACTAGTGTTGTATAGTTATCACGCTATCCCTTGTGCCTGTTCCATGAACCACGCACAATGATTTGTGTCAATAACTTTATAGTTGTGTTAATAACAAACCAATTATAAAGCCCATAATATAATAAGATACAAACATAGTTTTCCTTTCATTGTTATAAGGGATAACATAGGATATATTATCCCTTATGTCAATACTTTATTTCTTTGGTAAAGCTGGTAGACTTCTATCCCAACTGATACCAACATTCTTAACTAACATATCTAATGCTTTAGTTAAGCTCTCAGGTGTACTCGCTTCCATAATTATATCTTGAGCTTTATCTTTAATAGCTTTCAGATATGCTATGCGTTGTCCTTGTTCTGTTCTCTCAGCTTCTTCTTCAGCTAAGGCATGTGCCCACTCTCTAACCTGATCTCTACAATTATCAGGTGTGATATGTTTTATATCTTCATGTTCTCTAATCTTCTTGTTATCATTATAAACTAATGATGATCTAGATTTCTCAATGAAGAACTGCTTAGCTCTCTTTTGCACGGATAGATATTCTAGTTCGGCTTTCTCTAGTTCAGCTATGATCTTATCAGCACCTATCTTTTTAGATAAAGTTTTCTCAGCAGATTGTGTCATTTTACTAATGATTGATTTCATTAGTAGTTCTTCTTTACTTATTTCAGGATCAATCAACTTGTTCACTTTACAATGGAAGTGATCTCTTTGATATGTTCTTAGTTCTTTAGTCATGTTATCCTCTTTCGTTGTTGTTTGATTTGTTATCGCATTTATTTTTATTTATGTAAATAACTTTATAGTTGTATTTTTTCTTTTTTTCTCTGGGTGGGACCCGCCCACATGTATTTACTAGGGG